GTGACGCAGCCAGGGCCGCAGCCAGTGACGCAGCCTGGGCCGCAGCCAGGGCCGCAGCCAGGGACGCAGCCTGGGCCGCAGCCAGGGCCGCAGCCAGGGACGCAGCCAGTGACGCAGCCAGTGACGCAGCCAGGGACGCAGCCAGGGCCGCAGCCAGGGACGCAGCCTGGGCCGCAGCCAGGGCCGCAGCCAGGGCCGCAGCCAGGGCCGCAGCCAGGGCCGCAGCCAGGGCCGCAGCCAGGGCCGCAGCCAGGGCCGCAGCTAGTGACGCAGCCAGGGCCGCAGCCAGTGACGCAGCCTGGGCCGCAGCCAGGGCCGCAGCCAGGGACGCAGCCTGGGCCGCAGCCAGGGCCGCAGCCAGGGCCGCAGCCAGGGCCGCAGCCAGGGCCGCAGCCAGGGCCGCAGCCAGGGCCGCAGCCAGGGCCGCAGCTAGTGACGCAGCCAGGGCCGCAGCCAGGGCCGCAGCCAGTGACGCAGCCAGGGCCGCAGCCAGTGACGCAGCCTGGGCCGCAGCCAGGGCCGCAGCCAGGGACGCAGCCTGGGCCGCAGCCAGGGCCGCAGCCAGGGCCGCAGCCAGGGCCGCAGCCAGGGACGCAGCCTGGGATGCGCAAATTCAAGACTGTAAAACGCTACTACAACGATTGGAGAAATCAGAATGATTGGAACATACCAAGGAAAAGCGATTGCATTCACGCTCGATACGATCGGAGAAAACGGAAACCTAGCGGTCCAGATCCGCTGGGTTATCGAAAACGAATCCACGAAACCAATATCTACTCATTGGCTTACGGAAGCGGCGATGGAGTACTCGATCAAAGCGTTCCGTACGGCAGGGTGGAAAGGAAACGCGATTACCGATTTCGCAGATCCTAACACACCGATCGAATCTCTATTCCCCGATAAAGCTGATCTCGTGCTGTTCGAGGAACCGTGGACAACGAACGATGGCGAGGAACGCATTGCGACCAAGGTCCAATTCGTCAACCGGATCGGTTCGGCAACGCTCATAGCCAAGCATGCGCCGGACAAGAAAGCACTGCTCGCAATGGCCGGCAAGTTCAAGGCTGCCGCAGCAAAGGATCCAGCGAAGTCCACGTCAACGGAGCCGGCAGATGAGGATCCCTTCGGTGGGGATGATTTCGAGAATCTATAGGAACAGCCATGCCCGAGCAAACCAACACGACAGCAATCACCGAGCAGATGGTTCGGATTGTCATGCTGCAAATCACTCAGCGCAAGCGGGAGCACAACCGCAAACGCATGAATGATCAGAAGCAACCGAACCAATCGCTTGTTGCAACGTTCGGTGAGATCCAAAAGGCTCTCGAGAAAATTCCAAACGTCGTTGTTCCGGAGCCCATTCTCGAACGGTTGCTACTGTCGATGGTTCGCTCGGGCGTGATACGTCCAGAGCTGAAAGCGTTCGCTCTTGCCGAGTCGCTAAAGTCCGAGAAGGAAAGAATCGAGAAATCATGGCATACAGTATGACGGGTCACCCTCCGTGGATCGGCAAACCGGGCGAACGCTTCGGCCCTCATCGATACATTGAACCGACGGGAGGTTCATGGGGAGGCTCGTCGCTGCATCGCGTGAAATGCGAGAACTGTGGACGGGTGACAACGAAAACGAGAGAAGAACTACAACGGATCAAGCGCCGAAATACCGCGCGATGCATCTACGAGATCATTGAGAAGAAATGATCACCCTCCGCCCATTCCAGACCCGAACCTGTAAGCTCACCATGCAAGCGTTCGTCGCCCACCGCAGCGTGCTTGTTGTCTCTCCCACGGGCTCGGGTAAGACCGTCATTGGCACCGCGATCGTAAGACACCACTGGCGCCGCTCGCTCCGTACTCTGTTCGTCGCCCACCGCAGGGAACTCATCCTGCAGTCTGCGGAGAAACTCCGAATTATCGGCAAGCAAGAGGTCGGGATCGTTATGCCGGGGCACGAGCAGAAACTCCATTGCGCGATCCAGGTGGGAACTATTCAGACGTTGCTCGCGAAGGGGTTTCCTGAGAGTATTGATCTCGTCGTCCTGGACGAAGCTCATCATTACAACGCGGATGACTGGTCTGTGGTATTTACGAGATATCCAAATGCAAAATTTCTTGGCCTAACGGCAACGCCAATGCGAAGCGACGGGCGCCCGTTGGGTGACATGTTCGAAGTAATGATCGTTGCCGAGAGCTACTCGAATCTACTGGAGGCAGGATACATCGTTCCGTGTCGCATCTACCAGCCTGAGAGAGGGATGAAGTCCAATGAAGTTGCGCAAGATCCGCTCGTCGCTTACCGAACGTTCGGCAACGGAACTTGCGCTTTTGGCTACGCTTCCCGCGTTGAACAGTGTGACACTCTTGCTGGTCGATTCTCCGATGCCGGTATTCCCTCTCGAGTTATCGAGGCCGGAACCAAACGAGGGGAGCGAGACGAGTCACTGCGACTATTTAGAGACGGATCGGTACGGGTACTATGGAACGTATACACGCTGACCGAAGGGGTGGACGTGCCCGAAGCTGGCTGTGCGATTATTGCGCGCCAAATGTTGCACGCTGGGATGTATCTCCAAACCTGCGGTCGAGTTTTACGACCAGCACCAGGCAAGTTAGAGGCAATCATCATCGATCTAAGTGGTGCCACTCTGCTCCATGGGTTTCCGACTGAAGATCGAGAATATTCACTCGACGGAACCGCGATCAAGCGCACGTCTGCAGAGCCGTTACGAGTGTGTCCGCAGTGCGGCGCAACGTCACAGGCTTGGCGCTCGTCATGCCCGGAGTGCGGATTCGTTCCTCCGATCACTGAAGCGCCGAAGCTCAAGATCTATTCGCAAGCACTTCGCGAAGTATTCGCCGGAATAGGCACGCCTGCAGAAGCAAAGAGCACGGAGCTAGATCGGCTACTTCGCGTGGCCCTTGAAAAAAACTGGGATATGTACGCGGTAAGAAAGAACTATCTCACGTTGTTCGGGGAGATCCCAGATCTCAGAAACGTTGACAGCGAGACGAAACGACGGCAGCTTGAAAGGCTCCGCTCTCGCTATGCGAATCCGAAGCAGGCGAATGTGATGTATAAGGAGCTGTTTGGAACATGGCCTTAGAAATCGAAGTTCATCCGGGTTCTGAAATTGTGAAAGAACGACGAGTGCGCGACTGTAATCGGTTCGAGATGACCGTTCCCAGTGACTGGTCTCCGCCGGTCCTAACCGTGTCCACTCCTGACATCGAAATCGACATCTACTGCGTAGACGCCATTGCGGCGATGCGACTGTCTGGGATGGAGGTGACATGGAAGCGCTAAGTGAGACACAGATCAAAGCAAAAGTGCGATTGAGACTCTCGAAACTAGGGTGTGTGGTTTGGCAACAGGCCACTGGACATGGACGCACCGACACAGGTTCGGAGATCTCGTTTGGATTATGCCGAGGTTCGAGCGATATTATCGGAATTGCTCCCGTCGGAAAATTCCTGGCGGTCGAAGTGAAGACGATCGCTGGAATGAAAGCCCATATACAAGCTCTCGCGAGAGCAGCGCGAAGACAGAATGGACCGCTTACACGCGCCGAGCGTCGCGCGTTTGAACAACATTTATTCATTGATGTCGTAAAACGCCGAGGCGGGATCGCTGGATTCGTGACATCGGCAGATGAGGCAGAGGAGCTAGTAAAACCATGACCAAACAACCGCGAAAGCTGCCGGTGATTACGGCGATCATCTACACAGATGACACCGGAAAACAATCTGTCTTGGGTGCCGCTGTTGATGAGCCTGAGGTATCTGGGATTGCACGCGCATCGTCAGTACCAATAGCGTCTGGCGATGCTGTCCTGTCGCTTTACATCCCCGACATCCCGCGGTGCAGAACGTGCGACTTTTACAAGGAACACATGAACCTGCCGGGACTGATGATTTGTGTGCGCCACATTACCGCAGAGCACGATGTAAGCGTCGACGGATACTGCGACCAGCACTCGGAACTGACGAGGGCGACATGACCGACAACAAGCACATTATCACATTCGAACAAGCCAAAGCCGCGCACGCGAGGGGTGTCGAGGTGTACACAGACAGCAGCGACGGCTCATGGTTCGCGATCGTCAAACCACCAGCCGAAAACTGCGACTCCTGGACCTACGCCCTCGATCGCACTCCTGGGCGCGTGCTCACGTACGATGAGACGTGCGTGCACAATGACTGCGGGCTGAACGTTGAGCTGGAATGCGATGACGGGGACAGGATCATACGTCATCCTCCGTCGTCGCAGCGTTCTAAGGGTTTCATTTACTGCGTCCCCCTCACCGAACCCGCAAAGGGAGAGCCAGCGCAATCGCAATACGAATACGTGACCGGGCTGCGCAACGTGCCAGAGGGGAAAGAGAAAGAGTGGGAGTGCTACGTCCTAGATCAATCGTGGCAGAAGCGCGGATATTGGAAGGATTGCACGACGGGTCACACCGAGTGTGCCAAATTCCGCCGCCGGGTGCCAGTGGTGAAGAGAGAGGCGATGCGATGCGAATTCCCCGAGACCGTGAATTCGTGCGGCGGATTGCGACCGTGGCTCACTACTGCGTGGGTCGGCAAGCGCGTCGCTGTAACCGTCCGCGAAATCCTGCCCGATGCCCCGCCCGCAGTGGACTTGGAAGCAGAGCTGCGCAGAGTACGGAGCGAGCGCGACGAGCTGCAACAGAAGCTCGACCCGCTCGCGATTGCGGCGGAAGCGCTTTTGACCGCGATGTCGTTCACGGCTGACATTGAAGACGAAGTGAATGACCTTCGCGCCGCTCTGAAAGGTGACGAGTGATGAACGATTCGCGCAAAGAGTCTGTCGATAGGCTTACGGCCGCCAATGCGCGGATTGCGGAGCTGGAGCGGCGCCTGGATCTTCGCTTTGAGGCAACCATTCGTAGAATCCGCAGGTACCTATGACTCAATCCTCGCTACCCGAACCAAAGCGATTTCCCAACGTCACATGGGCGCAGAACTACGCCAAGCAATTCGGGTGGCACGTGTTTCCGCTTCACTCTATCGACTCGAAGACGGGGCACTGCACATGCAAGCGAGCCGAATGCATCGGCTCGAACAACGAGGGCAAGCATCCGCGAACTCGGAATGGCGTGCTTGACGCGACGACAGATCCGGAGATAATCGGGAAGTGGTGGTCGAAACATCCAGATTCGAACATCGGGGTTGCGTGCGGCCCGTCAAAGCTCGTAGTTATTGATATCGATCCGCGCAACGACGGAGACAATACGCTCGTTGCTCTCGAGAAAACCAACGGAAAGCTACCAAGCACGCCTTGTGCGCTTACGGGTGGAGGCGGGCAGCACTATCTATTCCGGATGCCATCCGAGTCAATGCGCGGCTCGAAGATTCCGGACGGAATTGACGTCAAGGCTGATGGCGGGTACATCGTAGCTGCGCCATCGAACCATCTGTCAGGGCGTCGATATGAATGGGATGCCGGCGCACACCCAAAGGACGTTGCGCTTGCAGAGCTACCGGTATGGATCATCGGGCTACTGAGAAAGAAAACCGATGCGAAGCAATCAGAGATCAAACCGGAAGACGGATACCTTGGAGCGGCATTCAAAGCAGCCGGATGGGCAGGGCAATCAATTGGGTCAGACAAGATTGCTGTCCAATGCCCATGGGAGTCGGAACATTCGTCGGGATCTCGATTCGACTCCTCTACTGTTATCTATTCTCCGAATTCTGGATGCAATACCGGCGCCTTCTGGTGTGCACATTCGCATTGCCAAAATTCGCGGACTCTGAAAGATGTCCTTCGGAAGCTACCAGCGTCTGCTCACGCTTCCGCGCGAAAGCATCTTGGACTCCCCGAAAAACACTCACCCCCTCCGGAATCATCTCCTAGCGAAATCGATACCAATGAACCCTGGACTCAAATGCTTCGTTTCAACGGAGAAGGGCAAATGAGAAAAGATCCAGGTAACGCGGCATTGCTGCTTGCGAATTTACCCGAGTGGAAAGGCGCGATTCGCTACGATGAATTCAGCGGAAAAACGCGATGGGCCCGCCCCGCTCCACTCATTGACGGTATGGCTCGACCAGTAGTTGGCGAAGAATTGAAAGATACTCACGTCATTTATGTTGGGCACTGGCTTTCGCGATTTTCTCGTGTGACATTCACGCGGGAGACCGTACGTGATGCGATTGAGTCGGCGGCGCTGTCGCATCGCTACAATCCGTTGCAGGAATATCTCGAGTCTCTGGCATGGGATCGGAAGCCTCGGGTAGGTGTCTGGCTCTCGACTTACCTCGGCTGCGAGGATTCGGAATATACTCGCATCGTGGGAAGGTGGTGGCTCATCTCTGCGGTGGCGCGGGCAATGAAACCTGGATGCCAAGCGGACTGCGTGCTTGTTCTGAAGGGGCCGCAAGGAGCGCGCAAATCATCCGCGGTAATCGCCCTAGCCGGTGATCAGTGGGTACTCGAGAGTCTTCCGAAACTCAACGACAAAGACTCTGTTCAGATTCTAAGGGGAGTGTGGATCGCAGCAATGAATGAACTCGAGTCGATCCGAGGAACCGCACTGACACGAGTGAAGGACTACATTTCGACTCGAGTCGACAAGTTCCGAGCGTCGTACGGTCGATATACGATCGACGTGCCGAGAGCCTGCGTGTTTGTTGGAACCGCAAACGAGCAATACTGTCTGCCCTACGATCCAACGGGACTGCGCCGGTGGTGGCCGGTCGACGTTGGGGCGATTGATACAGACGCGATCGAACGCGACCGTGACCAGATTTGGGCCGAGGCAATGGCGTACTATCGGGCGGGCGAGCATTGGTGGCCGGAGTCCATGGGACACCTGGATCTACTCCATGAGCAGCAGCAGAGTTCAGTCGACTCCGATCCGTGGGAGTCAGTGATCGGAGACTGGCTTGCTCATCGTGAGGAGATCCTAGAGCCAGGAGATACTCTCCACGTGACGACTACTCACGTACTACAGTCGTGCCTTGGGGTCACGCCGGACAGAATGACCCGGGCCGACCAAACGCGCGCAGGGGGCATCCTCAGAGGACTGGGATACGAGTCCCAAAGGGTGCGGACAGGGTCCGGGAATCGGGAGTACCAGTATTCCCGGGTTTCCGGCTAGGACATATATAGGTATATAGAGATATATATAGGTGTACTATGCATAGGATTCTAGTCAACATAGAGGACAGATTGTGGAATGAAATCGAAGCTTTGCGCAATGAACACGGGTGTTCGGCTAGATACGTGATCGAATCAGCTTTGGGCCATTTTCTAGGGAAAAAACCAGAGAACAGGATCATGTGGATGTCCCCAACGAATCCGGAGTTGAGTGTCCAGGGTGGCCCGTCCCGTCCCATAGGATAGACCGTCGCTTAAGAACCCTATTTCTCAGGTACTACTATACTGTATGTAATTCATTTCATATAGGTTAGGACAGTTAGACCGCTTCTGAAACATAAACGGTTACAATAACTTACGGCGTCCCATTATATGTCCTAACTGGACCATCGTCCCGGGCAATATGATTTTCTCTAACGTAACACATCAACAATAAAGAGGTAACATGGCGAATCTATTCAATGAATTGGCAATACAGACTTCACTTCGGGCAGGGCTGATTTCCGAACTACAAGCCACAGAGACTAGAATTCTAGAGCTCTGCGGTAAGATGCGGCCAGCCGGAATTCCTACTAGTGAACAGCCGGCCGCCGCTAGCGCGCCTGTCAAGCGTGGTCGGAAACCGAGGTCTACCGTAGAGATCCCGGCTGCTGACGGGACCACATGCGGAGCGGCAGAGGCGCTGGAGCGGGCTGACGCTGAAGACGCCGCGGGAAATGACTATAGAAGCCCGCTACAACGCGAGAAAGATGCCGAGTCTCCAGCCCCCGAACCTGAGCACGCAGACGCTCCTGACGCCAAACAGAACGAGCTCATCGAACTCCTCGGTGCCATTACCCTCGGAATCGAGATGACTACGGAAAATCTGCTAAATATCGCGAAAAAACTGAGAATCATCGAGGACATAACCCAGCCGGTGGCGAAGAGATACGTGGGCAAGCTGGTCGAGCAACTGCTTGGCTCGGGTCACCTGCGCCGACAGGGTGGTGGTCCGGCTACGAGGTACGTCCGCGTCAAGTGACGACATATTGTGACACGTGGTAACACGTGCTACGACTGAATCCGTGGCAACAGTAGTAATTCCAAAGCGAGTCTTCGTGCCGATAACGCCGGAGGCTCGCTTATTGCTCGACCAATGGCTATCGAAATTTCCGGTAGCCCCATCGCTGTCGGCGGTATGCCAGGTGGCTCTTGAGCGAGGGCTAAGGGAGATTATTGAGAATGGCTGAACCTGTATCCAACCTACCTCTTGCTCGTGCAGCATTCGAGATCCTCAGGTGCTATCTCGGCAAACACGATGCTCCAGTCGATGTCGACGGACTCCGAGTCTGTCTCGATGACGGGCTGCTCGAGATCTCGAAAGCGCATGTGCCGGCTCTCACCGACAGGGGCCAAGCGATGATCAATCGGATTGTCATGGGCGCGTTTCCGAAAGTGAGCGGATGCGATGACTAAATCCCTGTCGCTCCTAGTGCTTCTAATTCCTATCGCCTGCGACGTCATTACCCTCCCCGAGGACTCAGTACCGGCGTGCCTGTCGGACCTGGATTGCCAATCGACCGAGCGGTGCCTGGACTCGACCTGTCGGTTGGAGTGCTATGGATACGGTGACTGCCCGAGCGGGATGAAGTGTTCGCATGCGTCGAGGGATGCGCTGACATTGGACCCGTGGGACGGTAGCGCTTGCTGGCCTGAGGAATAGGGGCTAGACTATAGGCCGAGTGTTCAGTCACGCGGATCGGAGAATACGAAATGGCCATTATTCAGAGATCAAAAACGACCAGGACTAGCGGAGGTAAGGGTAAAACTACCAACCAAAACATCCGTGTTGGAAGCAAAAGTAGGGCGTCGAAAGCGGATCGCTCTTCGGCAAAGGGATTGAAGAGGAATAAGACGTCCACGACGTATCGAATGAGTTCAGGCGGCGGATAATTGGATAAGTTAGCGGAAACCACCAAGCTAATTGCAGATGCCTGCGAGATTCACTCCAGAGTGTGCGTCGCCTACAGCGGCGGTAAAGATAGCTTGGTGGTTACTGCTCTCGCGTGCCGCTCGTTCGGGTTCGTTTCGGCGTTCCAAATGTGCTTGATTCCCGGACTGAGGTACAATGAGGAACGGCGAGCGTTCGCGAAAGAACGCTGGGGGATCGAAGTCCTTCCGATGCTGCACCATGACACGGTGCGACTGTTTCGTGGTGCTCATTACTGTTGGCCAGGAGTACTTCCGGTCGATGCATTCTCGTGGGGAGTATCAGAGTCGTACGCGATGGCAGCTCACGCAACCAGGTCGACTCTTGTTGTAACCGGCATGCGCCGAGGGGATTACTGCTTTCGAATTGGGAACAGCAACAACATACGTTCGGTTCCTACTCTAAGCCCGATCAGGGGTTGGAATACGTTCGATGTGCGCGGGTTTCTGAAGTCAGATGGAATATCTTTGCCTCCAGGGAGTGGCAAGCAAACTACCGGGCTTGACTTGTCAACGCCTTCGATCCTTTGGCTGCATCGAGAGTATCCGGACGACTATGAGCGAGTGCGCGCGGTGTTCCCGTTCATTGAGGCCGTGCTTCGACGTGAGGAATTCTATGGCAAAAAAACAGCCTGAGGTGTTGAGCCATCCCTGGGAAAACTGGGTTCCGATGCGCATTCTGCGCAGTCAAATCCGTGGCGCGGAGTACAACCCGCGCACAATTAGTGACTCGGGAAGGCGTAGGCTCAAGTCAGGGATGAAGAAACTCCACTTGCTGCAGCCGCTTGTCTGGAATGTCCGCAGCGGCGTGCTTGTCGGGGGCCACCAACGACTCGAGATACTCGACCGCAATGCCGGAGGAGCCAAGGATTATTACCTCACGGTTGCGCAGGTCGATTTGTCAGAGGCGGACGAGGTAGCCGCAAATCTATTGCTCAACAATCAAGAGGCTGGCGGAGAGGTGGACGTGGCCAAGCTTCGCGCTGTATTTGATAGACATCCTAATCTGGATTTGGGTGCGGCGGGATACGAGCGCGTTGACGTGCTTCGGTTGTTCGGTATGGCGAAAGCCGAAGTAGCAACGGCAAGCGAGCTCGCTGAAATGGGCGAGTCACTCGACAAGATGCGAGACTTGGCCGACAGGATAGCCGAGACCAGTCGCAAGCGAGACGACGGTCTATTCTACGTCGTTCTCATCTTTCGCGATTCGGACGAATCGATCGCATTCGTCGAACACCTCAAATTGAGGGACGACCAATTTCAGTCGGCTGCCGACGTGCTAGGGGCAATCCGTGAGCACGGGTTGCCCGTCCAGGGGGAGAATTAGCGTGTCGGGCACCTTGAAAAATCTAGCGTTGCCGCGCCATGGGATCGGACGGATTCGTCGTACGTTGCGAAGGTCCCACTCGTACAGCTCTCCCGTATCACGGCAGGCGATCACATCTGCAATTGCCACGACTGCTCCCCGTTGCAGTCCATTGCCGGTTCCGCCTTTACTGCAATGCAGTAGCAGAGGGCCACGGTGCAAGGTGGGCCACGATCGGACCTCGCAAATCTTTCTGCCCGCTACAATCTCCCCGATATGGGGCTGCCGGATAGACAGACACAACATACTCGCAGTATGGCACATCGGAGGTCCTCGTGCCACGTAAATCTGCCACCAGGCTGGCCACTTCGGGTGCTAAGCCGGTTGGTTCGGAGATGGCTCGCAAACGCGAGGTCCGGGTACGCGAGGCGATGGCTATGATGGCTTCCGGGGCCTACGTGTTAGGTCAGACGAGTTTCGTTCTGGCTGAGAAGTGGGGGCTGACTCATGATTCGGTGCGTCACATTACCGGGGAGGCATCGCGTAGATTGGTAGCCGGGGTCGCGCTCGAACCAGAGATGAAGTCGCTGTTGTTCGTAACGATCCAGCAGATTGGCTCGGATTGCGAAGCTCTAACCAAGGCTCTATCCTCGAGCTCTAGGCCAAATGTTGGGGAGTACCTAGCAACGCTACGGCTCAAATTCGACATTTGCCGATATTTACACGGCGCGAACGTCGACGTGCCGAGGGGCACGGACTTGTCTACTAAATCCGAACGCGAGCTACTCGAAATCATTGCAAGGAGCACTCAGGAGTGAATCTGGGATGTCGACATCGAGTACCGTCTTGGGCCACCGAGTTGCTCGGAGCCATTTGGCTGTATCTGTACTGCAAGGAAGAATTCAAATGCGAAAATTGAAATTAGTCCGCCTGATCCCAGGTCGCTTTGACAAGCAAATGCTCAGTTCGTCGAATACCACTCGACTTGAGATTGACGAGAACAACGTCGTTCACGCTGTGATGCGTGACACTGGTGATCATTGGGGACTGTTCGGTGTCGTCGATGCGGTTCAATTCGATGAGTCGGAGCAGCCGAGGCCTCTGGTGAACGCAAAGCGGTGACCTTTCGCCTCGACGCTCTTAGGGAGCAAGCGTCTCGCGAACTTCAGGTGCAACGCATTCTCGAGCAGTTGCATCCGAAGCAGCGCGCATTCTGCCTTGAGCGCTCGAAACGGTCCGCGGCGCGGTCAGGGAGACGCGGTGGTAAAAGCCACGGCATTGGCGGCAAGCTCATGGTTACCGCGGTTCGGAACCCGGGGTTAGAATCGCTGTTCATCGCAATCTCGGCAGCCCGAGCCAATGACATCGTAGGGCGTGCCTTTCAGGTACTCGGGCGGTCAACTGGACTCGCCGCTCGTTCGACCAAGCGCGATGGGCAACTCTGCTACCGATTCCCAAATGGGCATACGGTTTGGGTTGCGGGCTGTAAGAACCGAGCGGATGCAGAGAAATTCCGAGGCTCTCCACTATGCGGAGCCGCTGTCGATGAGTGCGATTCGATGCGAGGACATCTCGAATATCTGACCGAGGATGTTCTTGAACCCTGTCTACTCGACTATAGTGGTTGGCTTGCTCTCACTGGTACGCCCGGCGTTACTCCGACCGGATACTTTCACGCGATCACTACTGGCGAAGGAATGCAGCAGTGGCCAACGCACCATTGGACCGTGTTGGACAATCCGTACATTCCGCATGCTGCTGAGTGGCTGCGAGAGAAGTGCGAAAAGCTTGGACTCGACCCGACGTCACCGTCGTATCTGCGTGAGTGGATGGGTCAATGGGTTCTCGATACCGAGTCGCTTTGCTACCCATACGACGGACAGATCAATCGCGAATTTGGATCGTTCGCCGAAGGATCAGAGACTGATTGGCGATACATCCTTGGGGTAGATCTCGGTGTCAATGACGCGAGTGCTTTCGTTGTGATTGCGTATCGACCTGCGATGCCAACGATCCACATCATCGAGTCGGTGGCTTTCGAAGGATTGTCCCCGAGTGGAGCCGCGGCGAAAGTTCTTGCATATCGCGATCGGTTCCGAGGGCTCCGAGTCGTTGCGGATACCGGAGGGATCGGGAAGGGGTTCGTCGAGGAATGGATCCAACGATTCTCTTTGCCTGTTGAGCGCGCGATGAAACTCGATGTACGAGGACAGATCGCACTAGTGTCTGGACTCATGAGGAGTGGAGACGTCAAGGTCCACACTCCAGCGTCGTCGGGGCTGATCGCCGAATGGCAAGCGTTGCCATGGAATGAGGACCGAGACGGACACGACGAGGGTTACCCGGATCACCAGAGCGACGCAGCCCGCTATGCGATCCTAGCGGCGCAGCCGCGATACAAGGGCGAGAAGGATCTGCCCGAGCCCGGTACTCCGGAGCATGTGCGAATGATGATGGATAAGCAGCGGGAAGCGGCTTTCAAGCGGGGGGCAAAGCGGAAAATCAGAAACCTTTTGACAGAATCCGAACCATGGGTCAAAATAGCAGCGTGACGGATGCCTGGCACAAGTCGAAAGGCGCAACGCTTGCGACACATGTCGTTTCGCTGGGTCGTAGCCTCTACCAGCAAGACGCGCCTCGCCGCGGGCGCATGCGTGCCGACCTGTCGCGTTACGAAGGTTACCGTCTCGCGTCGCTCGATCCGAGAGGGTATCGCGACCGAGGCGCGTTGATGATCGATTCAGCGGACGGTCAAGAGCGTGTTCGCTGGAACCTCTGTCGTTCACTAACTGACGCGGCCACCGCGAAGGTAGCAGGCACGCAGCAACCGAAGATACAGTTCCTTTGCTCGAACGCTGATTGGCGCACCCGACGCAAGGCGCCAAAGCTCGATGCGTTCATCGAAGGCGGATGGGGAACTCGGCAAGAACCTTACGCTGACATTCACGAGATGGGATCGATGATGTTTCGCGATGCGTGCGTCTGCGGTGAGGGCTACATCAAAGCCGAGGCAGATGTTGATGCCGGCAAAATTGAACACTCGAAACCATACCCGTGGGAGATTCTCCATGATGCCGACGATGCTCAACGTGGCAGGCCGAATCACCGCTGGCAGGTATACAGTGAAACTCGTGATGTGTTGAAGGCGCGCAATCCTGGACGCGAAGATTACATCGATGGCGCGCGAATTCGATCTCCATCTGAGGAGTCATTCGACTCAGCGGTGACCGCCGGAGTCGTTGAACGCGTTTGGGTCTACGAGTGGTGGACGCTTCCCGAGGGGCCAGACGCTCCAGGAAAGCACGTCAAGGCTCTCGACTCTACAGGTGAGCCTCTTGTCGAGGAACCTTGGACGCGTTCATCGTTCCCACATGTTGGGATGTTCTGGAGCCGCACCGTGATTGGGCACGGAGGAACTTCGCTCGTTCATGAGGTGTCCGAGATCTCAGATGAGATGAATGCTGTCATCGGTCGAATGTCGAGGTCGATCCACTTGACCTCGATGTCTCACATTCTGGCTCCAAGCGGAGCGGGGCTCGGAGATAAGCTCAGGGACAACGAGGACTGTAAGGTTACTGAGTACGATGGTCAGATGGTTCCGACGGTTCAGAACCCAGCCCCCTTCGGGCAAGAGCATATCAATTGGATCCAGTTGCAGAAGGGTGCAGCGTACGAACTAAGCGGGATCAGCCAGCAGACTGCGACCGCGCAGAAGCAACCGGGGATCGAAAGCGGAGCTGCAATTCGCATGGTGGCCGATATTCAGTCCGAACGATTCTCTGTCGCTTGGAAAGCGTACCAGTCTGTATTCGTGGAGCTTGCTCGGCACGACATCGCTTGCATTCGTGAGCTCGCTGAGGTTGACAAGGACTTTGCTATCAAGTGGCCCGGAGAAGGATTTCTCAAGACAATCAAATGGGCAGACGCAGATCTCGATGATGAGATGTATTCGATCCGGGTTTCCGAGGCTCCTGCAGTAAAGGGAACCGGCGCAGATCGGATGCAAACGGCACAAGAGCTCTTTGGCGCCGGGATGATTTCTCAGGACGCGTTTCTTGCTGTTCGACAGTATCTCGACCTTCCGGGTGAAATGGACTCTGGCTCGAGACAGCGCAATCTCGTGTCGCAGTACATCGAGAATTGGCTGGATGCGACACCCGAGCAGTACGAGTCGGGAGAACTTGCGGATGGCAAACCTCTATTCCGTCCGCCGATCCGCTGGATGCGGCTCGAAGACGCTCTCTTGCAGGTGGCTGACGCTTACATGCAAGCCGAGCTTGATGACGCGCCCGACGAGGCTAAGGATTTGATGCTTCGTTGGATCGAATTGGCCGACGGTGAGATCCAAAAGAAGATGCAACGGATGGCAGCAATGGCGCCGCCGCCCGCTAACCCCATGCCACCCCCCGGCGCTATGCCGCCCACCGGAGGACCCGCAGTATGACCGAAACCGCCGTAGAAAGCCCTGGATTCACTCCGCCCGAAAACGTCCGAGAGCGCAACGCGAAATGGTCCGGCGCGTCCAATGAGACTCCTATTGCAGCTGTCGATACTCCAGTTTCTACTGTTCCTGCTGCTGATCCAAAGCCTGTTGTGGCTGATCCAGATCCTAAGCCTGTGCCTGCAGTTGCTGAGGCTAAGCCAGTCGTCGAAACCAAGCAAACGATCGATGTCGACAAGCTCAAGAAACTAGCGACCGACGGACAATTTGAGGATGTTCTGCGCGCCCTGGGTCTCGATCCGGCAGGAATCAAGGTTCCCTCGAGTCGCTTCGCAGAGTTCCGGCAATGGGAAAAACAGGAGAAGGCGAAAATCCATCAGGCCTCTCAGCGAGTATTGAGTGAACAGGCCGAGGTTCGTTCGCTTGCTCAGCAAACGGTCAAGCAGTTCGAGCCGTTCGTCTCTGCGAAAGCAGCATGGGACAAGGGCGACGTTGAAACCGCCATCAAGCAGGCCTTCGGTGCCGATATCGAAAATTTCAGCGAGCTGGCCGTCAAACAGAAACTTGGTCAAGATCCCGAAGTCACCCAGCTGAAACGCTGGAAGGAACAGCAAGAGGCGCGTGAAGCTGAACGTATCGAGAGTGAGAAGAAATCTCAGGCTGAGCAGTTCACCCAGCGACAGCGCAATGAGTATTGTGCCGCTCTGAAAGTTGAACTCAAGCAGGCGGAACCGGTCGTTGCGGCCGCCGTCGAGACTTTCGACGATTTCCCGACTCGAGTGATGCAGCTTCAACTCGAGCATTATGAAAAAACTGGCGAGGAAATGCCAGCCGAAGAAGCTGGCGCAAAGCTTTTGGAGACCGTTCGCTCGAATGTCGAGCGCTGGAACAAGGTCTTTGGTGTCGTGGCACCCAAACCACTGAGTAGCGACGCGGCCGCGACACAGCCGCTGGATACCGCCCGGGCAGGGACATCGCCCGCGTTTACTGCGAAAAAAAGCAGTAAAAAGCAGGCGCAACCCGCTCCGGCGTTACCGGATTCTGAGCTGTCAGAAGATGAGAAGAGAGCCGTTTGGAAGAAACGGATCAAGCAGGCAGCTATTGAAGACGGTTTCGTTCAGGGGTGAGGTAAGCGCCATGGAGAAAGTCCATGTCCGCTACACTCGCAACTGTTGATGCAATGATGAAGGACAACTACGGGCCAGGCTCGAAGCGCGTCCAAAAACTCATGTACAAGGATTTCCCGTTTCTTGGCTACATCAAGAAGAACGTGGGAGTTGAAAACGGATCCGGTCGTAAGCTGATCGCCCCTTGCCTCTATGGCTCAGCGCAAGGACTGTCGTCTGGATTCACCACTGGTCGTACCGCAGCAAGTACCACGGGCGGCAACACCAAGTCGCAAGATTGGAACGTAGAATGGGGCGAGTACTTCGCATTCTGTGACATCAGTGATAAGCTGATGAAGTTGAGTGCGGGAAGCGGCTCCTACATCGACACGATTCAGACCGAGATCGACTCGCTGTATACGTCCTGGTCTATGACGTTTTCGAAATACTTGCTCGGAAGCACCGCGCGTAACCTCGGCTCGTTCACGATTTCAACGGGCGTCTGTACGATGGTAGTGCCCGAAGATATCGTGAATATCAAGGTCGGGATGCTGGTTCAGGCGTCTGCTAACGACGGCTCCAGTTCGGGCCACACGTTGCTCGGCTCCGGTTCGATCGGGTATGTCATTGCGGTCAATCAGAACGCAAATACGTTCACGGTTTCCGCGACTGATGGGGGAGCGGCTGGTGATCCCTCGAGTTGGACCGGTACCATGCACGCCTTTCGTTACGGAGACTTCGGCGGGTCCGGGGCAAACACAGTTTGCCAAGGATTCGGCGATTGGTGTCCCGCGGCGGATCCGAGCGCGACGGCGTTCAATGGCGTCGTCCGCACGCAAGACGTGATTGCTCTGTCGGGAGTCCGTCTTACGGCTGCTGAGATCTCCGGGCTCTCTCTCGAGAGCAGGATCAAGCGTTTGGTTACCCGTATGACGAGTCGAGGATTCGGAGCACCGCGAGCAGTGTTCGTCAACCCCGAGAAGTGGCAGGACCTTGCCGATTCGTACGAACAGCGAGCGATTGCTGCAGATCGGATCGGAACGACTGGCACCTTCGGATACAAGACGATTAAGGTCATTGGAGGCGGCGCTGAGGTCGATGTTATGACCGATCGTTGTGTCGGAGCGACGGATATCCTCGCAATGGGCGAGCCTGATTCGTTCACGCTGAACACTCCGGAAGAGTTCCCTGCCGTGGTGAATGGCGACGGACTCGACATGCTGCGCAAGGTCGGCTCGAACGACTACGAGCATCGGCTCGGCGCATACCCGGCCACGTTGGCCATCCCGGGATTTCTCGGGCGAACCACGGCGCCATAACCCGCACAGGCTTGAGCGGCGTGCCTGCTCTGGTGCGCCGCTCCAGCCGAGGAAAAAATCATGAGTACTCACGCAGCAAACGCGCCCGACGCGAACAAGGCCAAGACGGCCAGCTGTCGAGCGATAGTTGTCTTTCGGGAGCGGGTAGCTATTGGCTCTACCGGCGCCCCGACTCAGGCCACGGTTACCACGTCCAAACCGCCTTCGAACGGTTACGACGATCCGGGCTTTACAATCACCAGGACATCCACTGGGCTCTATGCAATCACGTTCCCCAAGGGGCGGCGCGCTTGGATCGATGTTCGGGCGATTTCACCTGCGCAGACTGTGACTACCTGGAATCTGGTGGCAATCGACCCGGAAGCTGGAACCGCGTCATTCACTATGCTGGCCGGCACAAATGCAGCGGCCGCAACCGATCCAGCGAGTGGAGACGCTCTGTTGATTCGGATTGAAGTCGAGGTGTAACATGGGCAAGGGACTTTCGATCGGAATCCTCTTAGGAAAGGGTAAGCACGCCAGTGAATCGGCGGACAAGTCTCTGGAAAATTCCGAGGAAATGTCATCGAGTGAAACGGGCGACGAATTGCCGCCAGGATTGCTCGAGGCCGTGTCAGAATTCAGAGCGGCCGAAACTGACGAGGATGCCGCCAGGGCGTTCAAATCCGCCATGGATTGCTGCTAGAAAGGAAGCCGAGCAGTGAGCTATCGAACGATGACTGAACTCGAGGCGGACGTTAGGTTTCGCTACGACTTGGAGACGTTCACTGCTCGGCATCCACAGGCAAACGTGTTTCGATTGTTGAACGATGCGATGCGAGATTTTAGGGATCGGCTGACTGTTGATGGTTCGTCGCTGTTTTTGACATCGATGATCATATTGAGCAGTGCTGTCGGACCGAGCGCTTATTTCCCGGGCACCTTGATCCCATTTGGGTCAACGAAATTCACTTTCGTTCGTGACGTCCATTTGCTGGAAGGAACGTCGTGGCTCCCGCTCCGCGAAATTAGCTACGATGATGCGCTGAATTGGACAGACTTGTCGTCGAATTCGCAGCCTCGGGCATGGTGTCTGGCTGGCGTTGACGTTGAAAGCGCCGCGTCAACTACCACCGGGCAGTCGATGCAGATTATGGTGGTACCCCCAAACAATACAACAAGGAGCTATCGTGTCGTTGGGTTAGCCACAGTCGCTGATTTGGGCGCGAACGATCGAGTAATGACCGATCTCGGAATGCATGAATACGCGATTCGCTGGGTTGGGCTGCAACTTGCGACTCGGGACGACGATGTGGCGCTATGGCAGGCGCGCTCGGCGGAACTGCAACAGTGCTACCAGGACAGCTTGAAACGTGCGAAAAACCGCACTCCTGGGCATTCCAGGCGAACTGACACCAGGACCCGGGGGACCCAATGGCGCTGGTAACCAAATTGAAGCGCCGAGGCCACTGGCCTGGGATTGCTGATCCTTATCGATCAGCGTTTGCTGATGTCGAGAGCAATGCGGCAGATGCGATTGACCAGTTGGAGCAACGCAAGCGCTCAGCTTGGAATCGTGTCGTCTCCAATACTCCCAGCGTTCAGGCTTCGCTTTGGGACCTTGTGATCTGCCAGGTGAATTGCGAGGTGCTGATACCAGCTGCGAGCGTCCAGAATTTCGGCGCTGAGATCTGTGTTCAGTGCGGGTCGTCTCTCACGGTTACGATCCGTCCGCTCTCCGGTACGATCAATGGTTCAGCAAGCTACGCCGCGGCCCCCTCGGACAGAGCTAGAGTTTTCGTTTCTACGGGACTCGGGTGGTCGTCCTATGCCTAGGATCCCGATCGCACTCAATGGGTTTGCTCAAGTTCCGGACGAACATGGTGGGCCACCGCGCGTTGCTCGTCTTATAAATGCTCGCGTGGATGCTCCACAGAGAATCGCCAAATCACCTGGGTCCATAGCATTGCCGACTGCAACGGTTCCGAGTGGTAGCGGGCTGACGGCTCCATTGGCTTATGGCGTCACCCCGACGGGGGAAGCATACGCGGTAAGTCGCCAGGCATTATCCGTGAATCGAGGCGCGTCGGTTTACGGAATTGACGACTCCGCTTGGTACCAGGCAAGCAGTGATCCATACGTGGTATACGATGAGGCTCCGAGAGTAGAGGATATTTTCGATCAAGAAAGCTATTCGTACAATGCCCCTGGGATTCTTGATCTCGGAAACGGCGACTACGTTGTAGTAGCCGAAGCGTTGAAGAATTTCGCTGGCTCTGGAGGTGGTTCATTCACGTACAACGAACTTCACTGGGCTCTCGTATCTGGTGGAGATCTAAAACCAAAGTCCCGCGGAAGTATCCTCACATGGTCCGGTACTACACAACGCTCATATCCGGTCACAGCTGGGCCATATGTGATCTGCTGGACAGACACGAATACGCTTACGATTTGGAGCTTTAGTAACTCAACCACATTGGGTTTGGTGGCTATCGCTACAGTAACCTCGTCAGTAGCGTGGTCAAGCGGATACCAACTGGACGCGTCGTATGACCCGATCTTAGGTCGACTACTTCTCATCGGTCCACTCGGTGAGTTTTGGCTTCTAAATACCACGACTTGGGCAGTCGCTCTCACCGGTACACTTCCCATTTCTGGCCCAGTGCAAGGCACTATTGGAGTCGCTGTAAACTCAACAATCACACCGGGAAGGACCTATTTGGCATATCGAACTTCCAGTTCAGCGTGGTTCTGTTACATTGCAAATATTTTGGACTCGGGAATCGTTCCGGTGCTTGCCGTGACTCCGCTGTTCACTTCTCCAAACGCCATGAGCGATCCGGGGTTCGTGAAGTGGCGTGCGCAAATTACGGCATGGGCTGACCCAACCCTAAATCTTACCGAAGGTGCGGTTGCCGCCATTTATCAGAACGCGCTAATTGATGATTCTCCGACCGGGACCGGCTTATTGATGGTGTTCAGTGCATCCGGAGTGGCATCGAGACTGTCTTACGGGTTCGAAATGTTCGCATCGATCCCAGCGTGCAAGCCGATCGTTAGGGCAACCGATGCAGTTGCTCCGGCAAAGGTCGCGTCATTTAGAATCTGGGGATATCAGACTCAAGGCAGAACGCTGCGTAGCGCAGTGGCTCTGTCGACCGGCTATACTCAGTACCAGGATGGAGGAAATGATCGCATGTATCCCCGGCTGACCGGGGTTGCGTTTCGAGCTGCCGATCCGGGCCCTGCTCCGTCGGAATTACTTATTGGAGCCGTCAACGCGAGCGTTGTGACGCCAACGGGGATTGGCGGAAAGTCGGGATGGCTCACGGCATTGTGTTGTCAAAAATATGCCGATCTAGGCCCGAATACTTGGGCAAATGTAAGCGTAAAATTGGTAGCACAAGCGGATGGAGATCAGCTGTTGACCGGATCGACATTGCCCGATGTGCTAAAAGGGGTGCCTACTGTAGATTCGTCGATCATTGTATCTGCAATTCCGGATCAATTCGGCGGCAGGGTCGACATGCAGGGTGCGCAGTACCCTCCACGCAATCCAATCCTAGTGGAGAGGGCGATCGGTTCTACTCCGGCGGCTGGTACGTATGTATATTTGGTAGTCCGCGAATGGCGGGACGGAAAAGGGAACGTTCACCGGAGTCCACCGAGTGACCCAAAGACCATTAGCACGGCTGATCCGGGGACGATCGAAATCACTTGCTATGACGACCCGTGGCAAAATCGAGTACTGGAAACGGTTACAAAGATCTATCGAACAACCAACGGTGGCTCGGTTTTCTACAACGTTTCTGGAGCCGATGGAATAACCACTCCTGGTTCGACAAATGCTGGGGTTATGTTCACTGATGGAGCATCGGACGCGAGTATTGTCAGCAATGAAATCCTTTATACGCAAGCTGAGCGAGGAGGGAACTCGGGAATGCTTGATTGGTGGGGAACTCCTCCCTGTAGATGCGCATGGGCTGGAGCAGACAGGGTGATTGCTGGTGGACTCGAGAATCCATGCAGGTTCCGTCTTTCGAATCTGTTCTTTTCGACCGAGGGGATTTCGTGGCCTGAGCATGCTGCGTTTTGGGGAACGATCAACGAAGCGGTTACGGCTGTTGCGTCACTCGACGTTGCTTGGTTGGTATTCGGGGGAAATTCTGTTTGGCTCGTCTCTGGTCAGGGTCCGGATTCGTTTGGAAATGGAACGTTCGAGGTTCCGAGGAAACTATCGACCGGTGTGGGCGCACGCAATCAGCGTTCGGTTGTAGAGACTCCAGAAGGCATCATGTTCCAGTCGAGCGATGCCCAGATCTATCTCGTGCAACGTGGCACCTATCAAGTTGTCCAGAAGTCGCAGGCGATTCGGGATGCGATTGGAAAGTCACCCGCAAGCGTATCAGTAGTAACGCTTGGCGGAAATGACTATTCCGATCCAACTTATTGGATCGTTGGGGCTGTCCACGATCCATTCGCTAATGAAGTCTGGTTCAGCGACTTGCTCAGTCGTTCTTGGGTTTACCAGCCCGACTTCGGGGCGTGGCGAGAAGAGGTAGCTGTTTCGGAGTCGAGTAAGATCTGCATTTACGTCGGTTCAATCAAAGTGACCGGCTACGAAGGTCCCGCATTTATTCGAGTCCCCTCCGTTGGAGCATCCGCAGGATATCGCGTCGCGCGCAAGTCCGACACGAATACATACACCGATCGGCTCGGGAATATTCGTGTCATGGGGTTTCACACAAACGACATTGACCTGATTCACGGGAGGCTCAAGCGGATCTGGGTGCGCATGTATCGTCAACCAGATGAAGCAAGCCCAAAGATCATGCCATGTTCAGTTGCGCTATGGTTTGACGGTTCTCGCGATACCGGACTTCCGTCGGTCCCGACTAATCCCGACGAAACTCGATCATATCCCCTTGAGTCTGCAGCGGACAACACACGATTTATGGATCTTGAGTTCTGTCCGGCACGGCAAAAGTGCAACCAGTTCAGATTCTGTTGGTACGACGCTCCCGCTGTGGGCGCGACCGCAAATCTTTCGACCTACATCATCGGCGTGGACGTCGAGATCGAACAATCTCCAAAGGTCCGCGGGATCCGTTACGCGGCAGGAACTCCGAGGGCAACCTAAATGGCGTACTTCCCCCCAGGCGATCCGAGAAATTCAGATCCAAATGCAAACCCAAACGATCCTAGAGTTTGGGTTGGTGATCATTACGAGATGCCGAATGGATCAGGGGTTCCTAATTCGATTTCACAGGGCACCGGTGCCCACGCAAGCGATGCGTCGTCATTTCTCGCTGTTCCGGACGAATTGTTCACCGGACTCACTGGATCAAAAACCAGTCCAACCGACTGGGTGACTGACATGTATTCGGCGCAAGATGCAAGCGCCGGAAAAACTGACGCTAGAGATTTTCAGTACGGTGGTGACGCTCAGGTTCGAGATCAAACTATACAGGGACTAGCGGCGCGCGGTACCGGTAACTACGGCGTGCTTTCTGACGTTGCGAATCAAGACTACCGAGCGCTGCAAGGTGCTGCCGGAAGCATCTACAGCACTGGAGCTGAAGCGGCGCACAACGCGGCAGCGAATGCGGTCGCAGCGGCGTCGCTGTCGGATGAGGCGCGTCTAGCCGGTCAAACTCTAAATCCTTACGGGGATCAGTATTCGCTCGGAAACTGGCAGCGACAAGCCGGCGCAATGGGGGCTTTCCAGCCGAGTAACACCTCGGTTGCCGCCGGCAAGAGTCTTGCGGCGTATCAGCCTACGTCAGCTGCGGACGCTTCGAATCGACTCCTAGGATTTGACGCTGGTCCCGTCTCGAATCAAACACTCGACACCTACGGCGCACTGCGGAACTACGCCGAACAAGGCCCGGGTCCATCGGCAGCTGAAGCGCAACTGACGAAAGCACAGGATACCAATGTGGCTGCTCAGGTGGCACTCGCTCGCTCCGGAAGAGGGGCGGGAGCAAACGCCCAAGGCGCTCGTCAGGCGCAGTTCCAAGCGGCTGATATTGGCCAGAAGACCGCCGCGGACATGGCCACGCTGCGAGCAAACGAAGCTGCGACATGGCGCGGACAGCAAATGCAGGCGCTTGGTCAAGCCGGTGGACTCGCGACGAACTACGAGCAGGCACGCCAGGGTGTAGAGGGCATGGGCCTTTCCGCGCTGCAATCGGCCGGGCAACTGTACTCGACTCAGGATCAACAGAGACTCGCGGCACTCGAGGCCTCTGGGCAGTTCGCGGCCAATCAAGATCAACAGAGACTCGCAGCGCAGCAAGCTGCAGCTAGTGCTTACGGGCAGCAATACGGCGCAGTTAGCGGGAATCAGGCGGCCACAACGCAGGCGCAACAAGGGTATCTTAGCCAGGCTCTCGCTGGGCAGCAAGCGTGGGCTGGGCAACAGGCTGGATCCTATGACCAGTACCTTGGCGCGCTTACTTCAGGTGCTGGAGTCCAGAATACGGCGGGGCAGAACAGAATCGCGGGAATCGAAGCCGGTCTCGGACAGCAAGCGGCATACGACCAGGCGGCGATTGGCGTGCGTGAAAACGAGGCAGCGCGAAGGACTCAGCTCGCGAATACTACCATCGGCGCGCAGACGCAAGCGTCGCTCGGGAATCAGCAGGCAGATCTCGAGAAAGACAAATCCAGCGCTGGGTTCATCGGCGGCCTGTTTATGCCGTCTGACAAGCGAGTAAAGACTTCAATCAAGCGCTACTGCGCGCTCGGAGGCAAATAACATGGACTTCGGATCTTTGCTCGGCGGACTGACGGGGAAAGCGGGTGGCGGACGTCAGCAGCCCCAGGCTGCGGCTCCCGCAACGACCGAAACGCTCGAACGGCTCAAGCAGATTGCTGCCATGAACAATCAGCGCGGACTTGGATCGATTTCTGGACCAGACGCGGTACAAATGACGCAACAGGCGCCAGGGTACTCGTTTCAATATCGAAATCCTGGTCAGCCGGGAATGCCGCCGGGGCAGCAATTCGGTGTGATGACTCAGGACCTAAAAAAAACCCCTGCCGGTCGCAGCGTGGTGCAAGAGGGGCCAGACGGAGTGGAGCGAGTCAACACCCCTCGACTCACAATGCAGAATACAGCTGCAATCGGGGAGCTCGCGAATCGTCTCGATGAGCAGCCGCTGGATAAGCTACGTCGTTACGGCGGGGGCTACTAACATGGCAAATATCGTCAGCCGAACGCCGCACCCAAACATGAGTGGAGCCGATCTTATTCGGTTTGACGATGGCTCGACTCAGACTGTACCTAGTTCGTCGTTGCCTCAGTTTGCTCCAAAGCCTCAGCCTGTTGCTGCCCCAGCGATCGATGCTCCTCCACAATACGCGATCCCTAGTCAGCAGCAACCGAATGGCCCAGTCGAGCGTCAAACCCGAAACATGATGACACCGTATGGGTTACCGTTGCAGGATGTCCAGCGACTCGCCGAACAGAAAGTCTATCAGCCGGGACGAGCGGCGTACGATCCAAATGCTGTCGTTGCGAAGCAAGTTCCTGTTCCAGTATCGAGACAGACTCAAGTGCAAGGCGCGAAGCCTTACGACGAATCCGAGTATTGGACTCCGCAGGCGAACGAAGCAAACGCCCAGCGAATAAAGGGCGAAGCTGACGTCCTTGCCGCAAACACCGACTTGCAGATCCAGCGCTCGGCGCAGATGGAGATGCAGTCATTGCAGCAACAGCAAGCAGCAAAACTGAAGGCCGACGAAGACAACTACAACGAACGAATGGCTTCATTGAACGAAGAGGCTGCCGCGGTAGCTCGCAAGGAAATCAATCCGGATCGTGTATTTCAGAATATGGGAACCGGACAGAAACTCATGTTCGCGCTTGCCGGCGCGTTCAGCGGCTACGCAACACAGGGGCAACGTAACCCAGCGGCAGAATACATTTCTCACATGATTGATGTCGACGTGCGTGCGCAAGAACACGCGATCAGTCGACAGCAGGGGAATGTGGATAATGCCCTGTCTCGGTTGTCACAGCAATGGGGGAGCATTGAAGCCGGGCGCTCGGCATTGAAGGTCCAACAGGCCGAGGTAATGAAGCAAAAACTTGCAACGATGGTTGCCGAATCGGGGACCAAGCGAGCGGTTGCAAATGCGAAGATTGCGCAAGCGTCACTCGATGCGATCCAACAACGCGAACTACTGACGCTCCGTGACGCGGCTCGCGGAAGTGTGACCACGGCCGAAACTGCCCAGATGCAGGTCCCAATCGCTGGACAGGCTGGCGGGTACCGCATGCCAACGGATGCAGAGGTGGAGAAGAGAATCGCTCGTGAACAGGGACTGCGCGCAAAGGGACAGGATATCATTGGGGGCGGACTCAAAAACGAAGCGACGGCAGCCGAGTTGCGCGGGGAAATTCCGAGCGATAGGCAGATGAAAGCCGATGAGCAGATTTCTCAGCGGCAAGAGCACCTAGGAAAGTCGATGTCCGAAGTCGCAAATCTCAGAACGAACGTTGACCAGATTATCTCGCGCGCCGGTATTACTGAAGACGAAAAGGGGAACGCCCACCACAAGGGGATCCCGGGGGTCGGAATGGGATACAACGTAGTTTCTAAGATCCCAGTCTTTGGGAACGAGTTGGCTTCGCTAGCCGCAAATGCCGCTGGGGCGGATTCTGCTGTCGTTCGCAACCAGGCAATGGAAGCTCTGACATACAAGATCAAGGACGCATCCGGAGCGGCATTTAGCGAGGCCGAGGCTCAGCGTCACGCGCAAGCGCTGGGTCAAGGGATGCTCGCTGGTGAGGATACGTTCGCGCAAGCGGTCGTAAACTTCCGCAAGGCTCTCGATGAGAAGGAGCAATCGCTTCGCGCTGGGGCTGGGCTTCCCGCTTCGCGCGGGTACGACGCTGCAAAGGGGCAATTGCAGCGGGAAGCTGCTTATTCGAAATCCGGGATCAGAGGCAAGTATCAGGGAACGGTGAGCAAGTGACGGAAGTTGTCCGCAACGGCAGTCGAATTCTACGCGATCCGCAGGGTCAACTGGTAGAAGTCGATCCGTCTAAAGCGGACCACCTTCTTAGCGTGGGCGTTGGTGGCAAAAAGTTCAGCGAGGTTACCGAAGCAGATGTCACTCGCCAGGACATTGAAGCAACGAATTCGACGCTCGGAGCAAAGGTAGAAACTTTCGGTCGTTCCGCTGCCGACTCTCTTGGCGACGTCGCTCGTCTCGGACAGTACACACCGAGTGGATTCCTAGCACAACAGGCCTCGAAGGCTGCGGGTCTGGAACTCCGTCACGACCAGAGCCTTCCGGCGCAAGCTGTCGGGATGCTGGGCGGGGATGCCGCGGCTTACGAAGCTAGATCACGCGAGCTCGCGCAAACAAATCCTGGCAGCCAGATGCTGGGGCAGGTGGCAGGCACGCTACTCCCCGCGGTGGTGACGGGCGGGGTGACTTCGGCAGCCGCCGCTGGGCTCGGTGCTCGCATGGGAGGCGGGGCTCTTGCGCGGGCTGGTGGCGCAGCCCTGGCCTATGGTGCCGAAGGGGCGGCATATGGCGCGGCGGGAGCGGAAACGGCGGCCCGAGAGGCAGGGCAGACCGAAGGCGCAACGGCTGAGCAGCTGCTTTGGGGGATCGGCTTGGGCGGCGTGCTTGGTGGCGGGATCGGAGCTGCGTCGAGCGCTACCAGTTCACTATTCCGTCGTATCGCCAGTGCCGAGCAGAGGGCGGCAGCTCCAGAAGTAGCGCAACGGGCAGCAGCAAACAGGGCAGCGATTACCGGCACCGCTGAGGATTCCTTAGCGAGGTTGCAGTCGAATCTTACGGGCAACGAATATGAGACGCTTGCGAAGTATGGCGCGCACAAGATGGATGACGCCGCGATTGAAGGTCGCAGACTTTGGAAAAACCGTGACAAGCTAATTGACGAGAAGGTCGCTCCAATTGCGAAAGACGTTCAAACACTGAATGACGCTTTCGCTCCCGTAACCGAGATTGTTCGTAATCCGAACATTCGCAAGAATATTGTGGATTCACTCCCGGACTCAATGAAGCCGGCGGCTCGGGTTGCGGGTAGACAGGCGATCGGAGAGACTCTAGATGCTGCTCGAGTAATGTTGAGTGAGCTGCCGGAGAATGCTTACACGAAATCAACCCGAGCCAGTCTGCAGAGGTTCGTTGACTACGGCGATTCGGTCGCGTCGAAAATGAAGGGGACCGCGAATGATGCAAATGCGGCCGCCAATGCGATCAAGCAAGAGGCACAACGGGTCAAGATGTCGTTGACCGACACTGCGATTTCTCCGGCTGCAAATGGCGAGCTCAAGCGTTACGCTCGTGAAGCGGCGCAACGATTCGAGTCGGAAGCGCAGGAACCATTGAGACAGCATCTCATGGATCCGAAAATCTGGGGCGAGGCTGGCGTGGCTCAGCAGGCTATCAACGGCAAATGGGAGACTCTGCTCAAGCGTTTTGATCGCTACAAGCAGGAACTTTTCGCGCAGGGACCGAAGGACTATCATACCGGGCAACGGCAGTTATTTGCGGACACAGCAAAGGTAAAGTCCTGGCTCTCGACGGCGGGAACGACAGCCGGGGAAACGCGTCAAACAATGGTGCGCGAGACGATCGATGCAATAGATGATCTAGCGTCTACGATCGGAAAATACCACGAGATGGGCCCCGGACAGGCGAAGCAATTGGAAGCGTTGCAGGGTGCGGCAGCTCGAATGCGTTCAGCAATTGGGGATGTCGACAAGACGGTCTCGATCGCAAACAAGATCGATGACGTCATGGCAATGGACAAGCGAGGGATCGGGCAGCTTGTCACCCCTGGAGCCTTAGCAGCTACCGGAGCAATCTTAGGGGGGCCGCTAGGCGCTGCAGCTGGACTTGGGATCGGAATGCTTGCTCGGCCCGGCGCGGCAATCGGGGCGGCCGAGGCAATCCAGTCGGTGGCCGGGCGCTTCGGAGTAAAACTCCAGAACGGAACTTCGAACTGGATTCTAAGCGCCGCTGGACTTCGGAAAGCGGCTACCCGGGTTGGACAAGCGGCAACGGGAACGGCGGTGGCCGCTACCACTACCGCGCGAGCTGCTATACCTACGACCGTTGCGTCGTTCGTCGGGCGCGAGAAGTCTCTGGACAAGGCGTACGAAAAGCGGATCGAGCAACTGGTCCAAGCGAAGCAAGACCCGTCAATACTGATTGACAATCTTGCCAAAGCAACCGGAAATCTATCCGAAGTCAATCCGAACCTGGCGGGCGCTCTGATACAGAAAGCGTCGGCGGCAATCGATTTTCTTGCATCCCGAGCGCCCGCCGGGACTATCGATCCGACGATGCTGCAGCCAGGTCGCAAATCAGTCGTCTCGGATTTGGAAAAGAAACGCTTCGCACGGCTCTGGATGGCCGTCGAAAAACCAGAGACCGTGCTGAACGACCTACGACGAGGAATGGCCACGCCAGACCAGTTAGAGGCTTTGCGTGTAGTTCACCCCGAGACCTATCAAGCGATTCGAATGACCGTCATGGACGCAATCGCCGAAGTCGATCGCAAGGGTGCTAGGCTACCACTTGCCGTGCGCACTCAACTGGATCTACTGCTCGACCTGGACGGGGCAGGCGTGCCTGCTCTCGGTCCCGAGATTGCACAACGAATCTCCGGACTACAACAAGCGAAGCAACAGAAGCAGCCGCAACAAAACAAGGTTCCGAATCTTACGAAGTCGATGAAACTCACCCAGCAAGGCTGGCCTAGTGTAGGAGCGTAAAAATGAACATCAGGCACTCAGAAACAGGATTACATTTCCCGTCTGGCTGGTTCAAGTCGGCGTGGACAACCACTCCTGCTGACTACGACATCATAGCAAACGGGCCAGAGTATACTGCAGGGTATTCGGGGCGAATGTGCAAGCGCATTTACGCCGGAAAAGCAGGAACGCTCGTAATAACTCCAATCGAGGGAGCTACCGCCAATCGAACGATCATCGTTGCCGCTGGCACGTGGGTTGATGTCGAGGCCATTGCTCTCGGTGCGGCTAGCACTGCTCAAGACGTTTCCATCTACTGGTAAGAGGAATTGAGTCATGAGCATTCCAGGAAATGGCCGGGTAAAATCAGCGGCGAATTTGGCGACAGTGGACGCTCCAACTGGAACTAAGATTTGGGTTGACGACGATCAGTGCTCCTACGAATCGGTTCCAGCCATCACCGTGCAGACCGGTGACATTGCGGGGCCAGGCGAGGCCGAGACCAGTGTTTGGCGCAGGATATCCGGCACCATCGCCGTCAAGCTACCAAACGCGACGTCGGTGCAGGCCTCGGAATATACCTTGCCACCGGGTTGCACCGCAGCCGGTACGGTCGTCTCTGTATTTCGCGGCGGACAGACCGCGGCCGACGTCAATCTCGGCACCGACGCATCGACAGCCATCTTGGCGGTGACCATTGCGGCGGGACTCGCAGCCAGTAGCAAATTCACTGCGACTCTTGGATTTCGCACAGTAATCTGGCAAGGCGGCACCGAAGCAAATTCCGGGTCAATGGACACGGTCGTTGACATCTATATCACGACCGACGGCGCCTCGGTTGCGACGGTCGTGTTTCAGACGGTGCCATTCGCGGACACTTCGCGACTCCTTGCAGCGCTGGCAGGCGCAACGATGACCGCGGCCGCCAGCGCCGGAGGATTCACGATTTCGGCAACACGTCCAGCCGGCGTTAACTGCGATTGCCGCGCAAAATGGTGGGTCGTGCAATTCGAGGATATCACATGACGCTGGCACCTGGTGCCCTTTGGTTGCCTCAGCAAGTGAGGCCGCCATGGTTGACTGATGCGCTGCGATCAGTCTTTGGCGCGGACATCATCAGCTTGCATTTTGTCGAGCAATGCGCGTTCGACAGTGCGAACGTGCTGCTTTCGGTACCGGGCGCAATCGGCGGGGATCTAGTAAATGCCACCGCGGATGTATTCGGCACCGCAGTGGTCAGAGGACGTCGTATTAGCGCTACTGGTGCTGCTGCGGGCCTCAAGTCACTCATTCTGGCCGACGGAATCGTCGCAAAAAGCGTGTGGGTGGTCTGCAGATGCAATTCCCCGCCCAATTACGCGTATGAATCCGTCGTCTACAGCGCGAATCTGAACGAAACGCCGCTTGTGAGAGATGTTCTAACCAACCAGTGGTACACGACCGGAGGCTGGAATCACTACTGCGATGGCGTTGCAAGTGAGACGATTCCTGCGTCAGGCATCCACATTTTTGAGGGCGAAAAGGCCGGACCGTCAGATGGCGGAATCCAAGCTCTCGGAGCTACGACCTACAACGCGGCAACGGTGTTCAACGTCGCGTTGATTATGCGACTGACCACCCAGTCATTAGCGGCTCGTCGTGCCGCCGGACTGGTCCCAATGCTGCAGTATTTTGGAGGACCGTAGCAATGGCTTTCGAACCGAGCAAATCCGCAATTCTAGCCGCTAAATCGCTTCCCGAAGCGAAATTGCTCTTGACCGCAAACGTCGATAGCGTCGACTCGGACACCTCTCTGCAATGCACGGGGTGCGAGACCTGCCAGCGTTGCAAGAACTGCAAGGACTGCGAGAATTGCGTCAATTGTCGCGACTGCGAGGGCTGCTCGAACTGCAGTGACTCGAGTTCACTCGAGAATTGCCACAACTGCAAAAAGTGCTTCGGGTCGGACGCCAGCCGCGTCAAAATGCTACGCGACTGCGAAGACTGCGTCTACGTCGAGCGGTCGATCATGGTGTTCGGGGAGCGAGGAACGCCGGACGTCCCTATTGCCAATCGATTCGGCCCATTGCAGCTGACGGCCGCAGAATTCAACTTCATTTGGGCCTTGCCACTCGAGCCAATCGTCCAACCATGAGGCATAAATGCACATACCAACCAATCGATCCGATTCAGCCACCTGCCCCGAAGGCACCGTGACTTTTGGCGCCGATGCCACTTTCGCGGCGCATTCCGTGACAACACAAGCGGCAACGACCGTGCCCGGAGGTGGCCGCGCACGGCGGTTACTTCAACGTGACGTTCGGAGACTTCGTGAAGCTTTGGAACGATGGCGGAGAGGCTGAGTGCGCGCTATGAGCTAGGGTGCTAGAATTCGAGTCATGATACTTCGACGATTGACAGACAAGGAAGTCACTCTGACCATTTCAGCGGCCGCCAAAGAAGCGCTCTCTCGGCTATTTCCGAAAGACTTTGGCGCTGAAATGGATTTCATGATCGACGGTCAACGGTACGTGGCGCGATTGGAGCGCCACTACCATCCGCCGGGTGGACCATTGAAACCATGGGGGTCTCACAAGGGGATCTCGATGTTTCTGGCAACCGAGGAGCCATCAACCCCTGCAGTGGAATTGCCAGCGTCAAAGTTCGTTCTCGGAGCTCGCTCACTTTCGAAACTTGTCGGCCTCCATCCTGATTTGATCAGAGTGATCAAACGAGCGATTGAAATCACCCCGATCGATTTTACGGTCGTCGAGGGGTTTCGAACGGTCGAGCGTCAAAAGGCGCTAGTAAGTTCAGGCGCTTCGCAGACGATGAAGTCTCGCCACCTTACCGGGCATGCTGTCGACCTGGCACCGTGGGAAGGTGGAGTGATTCATTGGGATTGGCCTCGGTTTCGAAAGCTGGCCCCTGCGGTAAATCAGGCCGGAGTCGAGTGCGGGGTAAAAGTTGAATGGGGAGGTAACTGGACTTCGTTTCCTGATGGGCCACACTGGCAACTACCATGGAGCATCTACCCATGACCGACCGCGAAACCTCACTGCAGGCCGAACTCGACCGAACGCAACAAGAGCTAGAATCGATACGCGCGCTACTACGGCAGCACGAACAGAGCGATACAATTCCCCCGCCAGTCGATCATGATCTGCTGATGCAGATCGCCAGAGAGGTGTCGGAGCATACGCGACGATTCGACGATATCGACACAAGGCTAACACTCATCGCAAACGAGGTGCGGCGTCATGGGCAATGCATCGCAGCGGCAACATTGATCCCGCCGCCAGCCGAAAGTGAAGCGGGATAGTGCCGCGCGATCGCCTCCCCTCGGTTTCCGATCATCGCGACAGTGAGGCCATGTCGCCGGCGCAGGCTGATGCTCTACTCTCAGCGTATGCGATGCTCGAGCATCGAGTGCACGATCTCGAGTCGCGACTCGCTGACAGCTCCCCCCCTGGCCGCACGCTCGACATCAGACTGCCGTGGGGGGCCCGGGTGCGAGGTGCCGCGTGGGCCGTGGCGAGCGTGCTTGTTCTGCTCGCCCTGTTGGGCGGGATCGCGTATGTCGCCGCGTCATGGGGCCGTCCAGCGCCGAGCGGGAGATAGTAGATAGTGTCGGGGCGTCGGTGTCGTCGGTGCGGGGAGTATTGGCCGCTGGACCAGTACCACAGAGATCGGACTGGCACGCTCGGCCGCAAAAGTACTTGCCGATTTTGCCGGCATAAGCCGGGTCTTTCGCGCGAAGATAGGGCATTTACGCCGGAAACCGCTAGGGCCGCTTCGCTTTTGCGAAAAACTGTGGGGAATCGACACACCCAGCCGGGGCGCGGGTATCAGAGGCGCAAATTGTCACTCCCGAGACCCAGGTGACAATTTTGGTCACCATGGTTTTTTGCGGGCTTTTGCAGTCGATGACAATTTTGGTCACTTTGCGGTGACGCCGATTGTCACTGTATCAATTCGGATACACCCGTAAACTCCGCAAATCCACAATATCACTACCAACGCAGGGGTTGGCACGACCCCTGCATTGGTAGGGATTATCTCGCAAGAGAGTCGAGACGGAGCAGAGGGACGCACTCAGCCTGACAGGTCGGAAAGACGACCCACCCTCGGACGCTCGGAAGGTAGAGAGAGCGTCACCCGGAGCTCAACAGGACGATGAGCACAATTTTTAGACCGAGGAGCACGACAATGACCAAAATCACCGTGAACGGAAAAACGAGTAACGTAGTCGTCCGCACAGTCGGGCAATGCTTCGCAACCGAGGCGCATTGCACCGTCGACGGGCGCCGATACGATAGCGAGACGAGGCCGCTCGGTTTTGCGTCCGCTGCGATCGAGGACGTAGTGACTCAGGTCACGCGAGACTTTCCTGCAGCACGAATTGCCGAGGTCGACTGATATTCGATTTGCCCATCAGCACAGCCCGAACCCATTCAGTTGGGGCGGGCTTGAGGGGCAGGAGCACGACGATGGCACTCAAAACATACCGGCTAGTCGACTCGGATACAAAATGCGAAATAGCTCTCGTGGAGGCCACTTCCGCCGAACACGCTCTCGACAAGTACGCCCCAAGCGCCAGTCAGGAATTCCGCGATAGTTTCGAGGTCCGGCAGCTAAGCCACAATATCCCAGAGTCGTCACACACTGTAGTGATCCCGTAGTGATCACACACCTTCCCCCGGTCCAGAGCGCAAGCCTGGGCCTTTCGGGGCGTCAGCAAGCCACAGAGAAAGCCGTCTACCTGGATCACTTGTGGCTGACGCCCGTCTCCGCGCCGCAAGACGGGGGCACTACGGGCGTCAACCGACGGATCTCGACGCACTCGAGAGGACCTGCCCCACCAACGGGGAATAGCACGAGCGATGCAATCATGGCTGGTGTCCGGTGAGGAACCGGTCAGACGAGGAGTCTAAGATGACCATTAGTTTTTACGAGAACGGCTCAGATGTAGTGGCGGTCGAAACCGGCATGCCCGAACACCAAATTCGCGTGGGCGTAGGCAGCACCCATGCAGAGGCGTATCTGGCACGCATGCTCGAGGAGTCTGTGGGTGAGACCAGTGACGATGGACCATACTGCCTGTACTGGGATACCGTCTCCGACGACGAGTCGGGACCCAGCGAGCGCTACGCGACTCTCGGTCAGGCCCAGGCGCGTGCTCAGATCGCGAACCGCGATCTCCACCAGCATAACCCTGGTGACTTGCTGTGCGGGTACTCGGTGCGCCATATCGTCGATGACGAGTGGGTGCCGGTAGAGCCCGAGTAGCCACACCCCCCCTCAAAGTCCGCCCGAACCCATCAAGTTGGGGCGGGCTTTCGGGGCAGGAGCAAGACGATGACGAAAAATAGCACATCGGAGGACGCCGTGACCGAAAAGCGTATTTGGGTACTAGGCTCCGCCGACCCAGAAATGTCGGCCATAGAAGGTCTGCTCAACGAATGCGGCGAGCAGGTTATTTACGCGACCTCCGGGGGACACCGCGTGAATCCGGGGAATGCATATCGCACGGACACACCGCGTCACGAGCTGATTTGGCACAATGGCATCGGGACCATTTACGCCGTCGAATGTGATTGGGAGCATTTGGACGGAGAGACTGGGGACGTCCAACACATTGACCACCACCGCCCTGGAGATCCGGGTTACGGCGTGCCGCCAGCGGAGTTCTTTCGCGGGTCGAGCCTCGGGCAGGTGATCGCGGAGTTGGCACGACTCGGTGTGCTCACGTGGCCAGTTGGGCCGCTCATGAGCCGCAATCCAGCGGGCACGCTGGTGGTTGCGCATCACCAAGGCAACATGGTTGATCCGCTCATTCTCGCGGCTGCAGCCGACCATTGTCTTGGCGCTGCCTACGCAGGGCAGTGCCCGGGCGTCGACGTTGGGGCACTGGGCGAGTGGCGCATCGCTACTCGTGCCGCGCATCAAGGGCGGTCCGTAGACGAGGTTCGCGCTGACATTGAGAGGGCCATGGCCGCGTTACGTGCAGCGCCTATGGTCACGCTCCTGGATGTAGCGGATATGTCACACACATATGACCACGACTGGTCACGATCGGTGTGTGACGGCTGCAATCGAGAGCCTGTCATCTGCCGCGACATGCGCAATATTCACGTGTCTGAGCTACCAGAGGCAGGCACAAGGCTTGGCGAATCGTATATCGCCGTCGGGCTCCCGGGCCCAGACGGTAGAAGCAAGGTCGTGTGCAGCGGAACAAGCGAAGTTGTTGGGGCATTTCTCAGAAATTGGGCCGAACGCAACGGGCTCGACGATTGTTATGGCGACCCGGCGCGAGGGTTCGCCGGAGGTTACTACGCCAAAGGGTCGGAGATGACGCCGGAGCAACAACCATGACTCTCTTGGAATTCATAGGCTGTGTTACGGTCGGTTGTTTTCTGTGCGTCGCCAACCTGCTTTGGGCAATGCTTCAGCACACAGAGGATAAATGACCGCCGGAGAATCTGGCATGATCGAATGGAGGTAATTGTACCATGGACAGATCTGGACTTGTTCGCTCGATTCGGATCGCCCGCGCTGCTTCTCGCACGGATCTAGCGATGTCGAAACATTCAGACGCCGCTCTTGCGAGGAATTCTTGCAACGATACCTACGCACAGGCCGAGAGATTTGCTCTCGATGGGTTGGTCGGATGGGAGAGACAGACACGAATAGCACTCGAGCATGCACAGAAGCTCGAACGACTGGCACTCGCTGGTGATGACAGCCACGCGAGCAGTGCACTTGATGCCCTCTCCCGTCTCCAGCGCTGAGAGCGAACCACGTGTAGAGCACCCCAGTGCTGCCCCGCCGCCCAGGTTCGTCCCGGCGGCTTTCGGGGCAGGAGCAACGACATGACAATCCTATCCCTCTCAGACCTCCCCACTCTGTCCGAGCACCTGCGGCACGCCGACATCGTTGACGCGCGCGCAGCTGCCGCCCGAAGGCTCCTGGCCTGGCATCGCAAGGCTGATGCCCAAGCCGCCATGCTAGACGCACTACGCACACCAGTCGCGGGCTGGAGCGAGTGCGGGCGGCTGGTGGTCGACGAGTCCGGACGATGCGAGGTGACGCTGTGACCCAAATCACTCGGTGGGATACTGGAGTCGTGATCCATGAAGGCGAAAGCACGATCGCGGAATTGGTTGCGGCATGCGGCAAGCTGGGGATCTCGGCGTTTCGCGCCAACCTCAGCGACGCCGACCTCAGAGGCGCCAACCTCAGAGGCGCCAACCTCAGCGACGCCAACCTCAGAGGCGCCGACCTCAGAGGCGCCGACCTCAGCGACGCCGACCTCAGAGGCGCCAACCTCAGAGGCGCCGACCTCAGAGGCGCCGACCTCAGCGACGCCGACCTCAGAGGCGCCAACCTCAGAGGCG